TGGTTCTGGGATTTCGTTTAACACCTGTTTGGTTAAATCGTCCATATTTATACACACCTTAATTGTCAGGAATGTGAGACCTGTGAGCCTAATTGACTCAGATAAATCCTTAGACTTATCTCAATCACCTAGACTTTAATATAGGAACACCGTTCTCATCGATACCAATCATCATTTTGTCTATACCTATAAAGACAGCATGGTGAATTTCACAACTACGACAAACGCAATATGGTCCTTCTTGTCGCCAATTATGAACACCTTTTGGTATAAACGTAAACTCTGGATTATCAAAGTTATACGGTTGTTCTTCTCTTTTAAGGTTCAAGACTTCCTCATCTGTCAGGAGTGTCTTCGACTCTTGATTTGATTCTATTGAGGACATCTTTAATTAGTTGATTAGTGATAGCTAATTGACCTATTTGGTCTAATTGACTACCATTCGCCATTTTAATTAATAACATTTGGTCTAATTCAGTCATTGTTCGGTCTATAAGGTCTTTGATTATTTCCCATCCACTAGAAGTCTTTAAAAACTGTAATGCTTCCATTTCTGGGTCTTTGACTGGTTTATCAGCTTCTTTAAATATCTCTAACGAACTAAAGTCATTAAAGAAAGTTGGTTTTATAGCTTCGCTCATAATTGACCTCCTTGTGGCATAGGTTGTTGAGGCTGTCCTTGAGGCATACCTTGTGCTGGAATAGCGTTGACATTAGTTCCATTCATAACACTCATAAATTTATTCATTTGGTCTTGCATTAATCTATCTGGGTTATTAGCGACTTCTTCAATTATCTTTTCATAATCTTGGATACCTGAGTTGACTAAGATACGAGTCATAAGTTCACCAATCTTTACTTCTTTACCCTCTGCTTTTAATGCTTCAACTATTGCTGGAGCTTGAGTAAACATATTAAGCATATTAAGCAAGTTCTGTTGCTGTTCCTGTTGATCTAAGGCATAAGTAGAACCGCTGATAATTTCATAATCATATAAGACTGATCCAATAGATTTTTTATTAACAGTTAGTTTTCCAGTTTTATCGTCATAAATATCACTTATTTCAGGATATTGAGTAGCCAATTCTTCAATCTCATCACTAAACATTCTGAATTGAACACTATTAGACATCTTCTTAGAGATTAAGTTGACGAATTTCTTATTTACTTCCTTTAAGAACTGCTCCATATAGAAACGATCAACGTTGTCACGAGCTGATTCTCTAGCACTCTGTTGTCTAAGAGCTTCAGGGGTTTTACCAAATCCGGGATCAGTTTGAGCTGATACGGCAGTATCGGTAGTACCCATCATGTTTAATAAGCTAGAAGTTACTATTTGATAGACATTGTTAAATGTTTGTTGACCAGAGGGACTTAGATTCATAGCTTGAGCAGCCTGCGAAGTTCCATTAGGACCTTTAACTAACCATTTAGCAGCAGCACTCCATTTGATAGAACTAAGGTCGGCGATATAGTCTTTATTGATTAAAGTTGGAGGGAAGATAGAGACTTTAACTCCATCTAAATAGAGATTCCAAAGTGAATTGAGGGTATATTGCATACTCTTACCTCTTTCAAAGTCACCCATACCCCAAAAATCACTTAATAAGGGGATACTATATTTCATAACTACTGGTAATTCTCCGTTATCGTGTGGGTTTTTCATTTCTCGGATAACTAAATCAGCATCAGTTACATAATCAGTCCATTTATCTCTCTCATACATAGATAAGACTTCAAAAAATCCAGTATTTTTAGCTACTTGAGTGCTTGGATAGTCTTTTGATTCTCTTGCGTCTTTATCTTCATCACTCTTTTGGACTGCTTTATTCTTTAGCTTCTCGACTACTTCTTTAATATTCTTAAACTCTTTATTCTTTAATAAACCTTCAAAGTAAGATATTGGTTGCCAAGTACGAATAATAATATAATCTGAATCTTGAATTGAACTAGCACCTGGTTGAGGGAATACATCTCTGATATTAAGTAAATACATATCAGGACCTACATAACCACCCTCATCTATTCTCCAATCAACAAAGACTGGATAAGCACCGTATATATTAGAATAGCGGTCAACCATTCGATACTTAGTTAATAGAGGGTATTTATCGTTAGCGTTGACATTAACGTATTTATCTAAGACTAAGTTCATTAGCTTCTCACCGAATTTATCATTTTTACTTATAGCCTTGACTTTACCAGTAGGTAATTGAGCCATAACTCTTGCTTCTCTCTCTAATACCATTGTGCTTAACTTAGGGTCAAAGACTTGGGACTTAGTAGATTGTGATTGAGTATCGTTTAACTCATTATGAAATAACTTCTCATATTCTTCCCAGTATTCTCTTTTTTGAGTTAGTGAGTTATACGAGGCTTCCTTTCTAGTTAGGATTATGTTTTTTGGTTGGTCTTGTTCTGTTTTCATAAAAAAAGCCGCCAATGTCTAGCGGCTATGCGATACGAATGTCGTAAAGTTATTTTATTTTAGCACCTATTCATCTAATTTGCTAGTGCGAGTGCCATCTTTATACTTAATTCGCTTTGATTTAAGTATATTTAGTGTCTTTAAGACTACTATACCACCTTGGATAATACAATTAATATCCATTTGGCCATATTCTAAGTTATTCACCTCTCTCTCTAGTATGGCATGAAAACCTAAGTTGTTTTCCATATCTCTCTAAATATTATATCAACAATCTGTTTACCATTTATTCTTAGTGTCATAGTAAAGAGTCCATTCTTTCTTTTGGCTATCTCTTTCTCTATATCTAAATGGGCTTGTTTATTGGCAGGATTAAGTGGTATAGATTTATCTTCCATATTAGTAGAAACCGTTATTAAATAAGTCAGTTTCGTCTGGGAGTGAACCGACATCATCTTCATTAGGTCTTAAATCATTGAGTCCATAAGATATAGCATCCATGCTATGTTTATAACTATGTTCTGGTTCATTGATTATCTTTTCATCTTTATCTACTTTCCATAAGAAGTTCTTGTATTCCTTGATGATATTAATACTTCGTTTAGTAACTGATATTCTTTGGTCTTGAACATATTGGATACCTTGTAAGACTGATCCTTGACCTTTCTTACTTGGTAGAATACTAACTCCATACATCATAATTTCATCAATACTCTTAGGTTCAGCACTATCAGCAATAACTAAACACTTTCTTTCTTGATTGTTTAATACATCCGCAATTTGTTTATTACTTAATCCTTTTTGATAACAAATCTCGTCAAAGATAAATCCACCGTTATATTTATAGATAGCAACGATAGCTGTTGGATCATTTGAGTATCCAAAATCTAATCCGTATCGTTCTAATCTTGCTTCATGTGGTATCTCGTCTATAAAATTCCAATCTTTATAAATCTTTCTTTCTTGATTATAAGGTTCTCCTAACCATTTGTGTTTATATAGTGCCGGACGTTTTTCTTTATCATCTTCCATTTCTCGTCTAACAACATCAGGCATCCATCCATACTTCAAAGCTACATCATAATTTACATTTATTACTAGAGTATTAGGTCTTCCTTCCATTACAAGTCTTTTATGAATTGGATCTTCTTCTAATATACGGTTATATGTATATATTATTTGTGATCCATCTTTACGAACTGTTGGAGTTAATACCTCTAAACTCTTTTCGCTAACAGTTTGAGCTTCTTCTACCCATGCTACATCTATTCCCTCGATAGATTTAATACTTTGTTCATTATTCCATAATCCTTTGAATAGAAAGTCCGATCCGTTTATCTTATTTATGATTGAATTTTGTGTTGGTTCAAAATCATTTAGATTATATTGGCGGATGAGATCTACTAATAATTGATATGAACTTTCAGCGATAGAATTTTGAAACTCTCTAAAACATCCTATTCTTGTTTTCTTCTGTCTGGCTCTAATAAGTAAATATCTAGCTACTGTATGAGATTTAAGAGAATAACGTCCTCCATATATTGCGGCTTCTCTCCAATCGTCATCAAACAATCTTTTGAACTCTGTAGGTATCTCAATCGTTTGTTGATTCATCTATATTTTTATCAATGAACTTAACTAATACAGGACTTATATCTTTTCCATTAGTTGTTAAATCTGTACTTTGTTTAGGCATACCTTCGGTTCTGTTGGCTACCTCTTGTCTTTCTCTAAATTCAGTTCTAGCTTTTAATACAGCAACATAAGCCAACTCCTCTACCATAGTTTTATCTTTATCAGCAGTTAATTCTTTCCAAGACTTAAATTCTTCAACAGTCATATTCATAAAACGACGACATTGAAAACTAAAAGTCATTCTTGGGTTCCAAGTACCACTTCTATTTATATCTTCAGGTCTTTCTCCGAAACCACCCTTGCCAGTAGGGTTTCTATTCATATTGACTTGGTTACTAGTCATATTTTTATTATACCAAACCCCA